CCGCCGCCAGCTCGCCCTCCACGCCTGCCAGGGCGCTGTCCTCCACGTCCGCGCCCTCCTGGACCTCCGGCGCGTCCTGGACGGCTTCCTGGGCCTCCTGGGCGGTCTCCGGCGCCTCTTGAGCGATCACAGGCTCCTCATCGGCTTTCTTCTTGCTCGCCATGGTCTAACGCCTCCTTAGCCCACAGCGCCGGCGGTGGCGCTGATGTAGCCGTTGACAAACGCCGCCTCGTCCCGCACCGTGCAGTCGTCCCGCAGGGAGCCGGCCCACAGGGTCAGGTCCTGCTCGAAAGCGTTCAGCTCGCCCACCACCGCCGTGGTGGTCACCTGCAGGGTGAAGGTCTGGCGGTCCCAGTAGGTCACGCCCTCGTGCAGGTCGCCCAGGATCATGGGGATCTTGCCCTCGCTGGAGGGGATGGTGTCGTTGTCGTAGGTCTTGACCGCCAGGGTGTGGGGGCCAACGCACAGCCGCAGCTGCTGGGGCTCCGCCGGGTTGGGGGTCAGCAGATAGCGGCCGTTCTCGTCCTTCAGAGTGCCCAGCCACAGCAGGCCGTCGTCGTTGGTGATCAGCTTGCTGGTGGAGCGGAAGGCGCTCCCCAGGCCCACCCAGGCGGCCAGGATGCCGTCCAGGTTGGTCAGGTCCACGGCCTCCTTGCTCTGGACGATCTCCAGGATCTCCCGGTTGCCCGTGGCCCGGGCCTCGTCGGCAAACCACTCCTCCACCACGGCGGAGATGTTGTTGTCGGAGTCCGCCAGCAGCTCGTTGGTCACCGGCAGATAGCCCCGGCGCTTCTCGATCTCGTAGGTCACGGTGGTGAACTGGGGCGTGGCCAGCTTGCCCATCTTGGCCGCCTCGGCTACCGTGGCAAAGCCCGTGTGCTGGCTGCGGGTCTTGTAGGTCCGCCGGCCGGCGGGCGTCTGCACGGGGATCACCGTCACCTCGCTGAGCAGGCTCTCCTTGGCCTCCCGCAGAGTCAGGATCTTGGTCACAATGTCCGGGGGCACCGTGTAGCCGCCGTCGCCGTCCACGCCCTCGCTCATCATGTCCCCGGCGGCGTTGGTCACCCGGAAGCCGGTCCGGGCCGCGCTCGCGAAATCCTTCACCGCCTTGGCGTACCCGTCCTCCTTGGTCTGGGCAGGCGTCTGAGCCAGGGCGGGCGCAGGGGTGCCCTCCGGCTCCTGGGCCTGCTTGTCCTTCTCCTGGAGCAGCTGCTCCACCTGCCCGATCTGGCCGTTCAGGGCCTTGATCTGCTCCATGGCCCCGTCATAGGCGGCGCTGTCCCCCGCCTCCAGGGCGTCCTCGGCGGCCTTGGTCTGCGCCGCCCTCTGATCCTTCAGCTCATAGAGTTTCTGTTTCAGGTTCATGCCTTATCATCCTCCATATCTGATTTTTTCCAGCTCGATCCGAGCCTGCTGCCGCCATTTCTGGCTATCCTTCGCGGGGGGATCCCCCGTCTCAAGGCCTTTCCGCCGCCGGTACTCCGCCCGCATCTGCGCCAGGTCGGGCGCTCCGCTGGACGCGCCCAGGGCGCGGATCCCGCCCCCCACGGCGTCCATCACGTCCGCCACCGCCGCGTCCTGGTACAGGATGCCGTCCGCCAGCCCCCGGTCCACCGCCTCTTGTGCGGTAAACCAGGTGGAGGCGTTCATCAGCCGTTTCAGCTCCGCCCGGTCGGTCTTGCCCCGGGCCTTCAGCTCGTAGACCGCCAGGATGCTGTCCCGGATGGTGTCCAGCACCTGCACGCTCTCCAGGTGGTCCACCCGGTCCCCGGTGGTGGTGGTGGAGGGCAGGTGGATCATCATCTGGGCGCAGGGGCTGATCCACACCTGGTCACACCCCAGGGCCAGGTAGCTGGCCGCGCTGGCCGCCAGGCTCTGGATCTCCGCCCGGGTGGGCACAGCGGCCGACCGCAGCAGGCTGTAGATCTCACTGCCTGCGAACACGCTGCCCCCGCCGCTGTTGATCTCCACCACCAGCTCCTCTCCTGCCGGGTTGTCCGCCAGGGCCTGCCGCACCGATCTCGGCGAAAACGCCGAGAAGCCGAACCACTGGTAGATCTCCAAGTCGTCATCCGAGGAGACGACCCCGTTTAGGCTTACTCTCACACGCTCACTCCTCTCGCCCGGAAACGAAAGGAGGCCGGATCTGCGTCTCCGCAAGATCCGGCCTCCGGGCTCTCCGCCTCCGGGCACTCAATCAATTTGTTTATTTGCTCTCGCCGCCGGCGCCCCGCTCCGCCCGGGTGCGGCTCAGCTGGGCCCAGTCGGCCAGGGGCACATAGTTCAGGCTTGCATAGCGGCCGTCGCCGCCGGGCACGCCGGGCAGGTCCTCCAGGGCCCGGATGTCGTCTGCGCTGTACACGCCGCACTCCCGCATGGCCTTGTACCACGCCCCCTGGGCCGCCGTGTCTCCCCGCAGCAGCATCTTGACCTCCCGCTTGACCCGCAGGCCCTTCTCGCGCTCGCCGGGCAGCAGCAGCTTGTAGCTGTCCTCCTGCTCCCGCTGGACGATCAGGGGCAGCAGGGTGCGGGTGACGAACTCAATGGAGTTCTGCTCGTTGCTGCTGTACGCCTGTTTTCCAGCATTCAATAGATGCAGAGGCACCCCGAAGAACCTGGCGATGTCCGCCACTCGATTTTCCTCGCTCTCCACGTACTGGGCGTCCGCGTTGGACAGGGCCACAGGGGTGTACTCCAGGCCGTTGTCCAGCACCGCCATGCGGAAGCGGTTTCCCGTCCCCGCGTGGATCTTCTCCCACTCCCGCCGGATGTACTCCTTCTTGGAAACGACCTCCTCGGCGCCGTCGGAGCCCTTGACCTTCACGTCGCCCCCCAGGTCCGTGCCCGTCTTCAGCACCCCGGAGGGCCGGCCGCCGTTGGCGTACAGCTCCTGCTGAACCTGGGACGCCGACAGGCTGGTGGAGATGGTCAGCGCCGCCCGGCGCAGGATGGAGATCCCCTCGATGCCGTCGGTGGAGTAGCTCTTGTAGTGCAGCACGTCCGCCGGGTCCAGCCGGAAGAACTCCCCCGTGCGGGGGTTGGTGTAGAAGTAATACAGGTCGCCCTTGGCGGTCACGTAGGGGGTCACGTCGTCCGGCCGCAGGGGGATCAGCTCCTCCGGCCAGCCCGTGGCAGCCGACCGGGAGATCCAGGCGTAGGCGTTTCCCTTCAGGTCCAAATTCACCTGCATCAGCTTCTCGTAGTCGTACCGGGTCATGGCCTCGTTCGCCCGGTCCCACAGCAGCTGCCGCAGCCGGTGGTCCCCCAGCCGCTCCTTGCTGCCCTCGTCCATCACATACAGGGGGAGCATGGCCACCCCGTCGGAGCGCAGTTCCACGCACCGGGACACCGCCGACACTTTCATGGCCTTGTCCCGGCTGAGACTGACGTTGTCTGCGTCGATCCAGCCGTCCCAGCCGGTGGAGCGCTCCAGGGTCAGCACGCCTCCCAGCCCGGCGCCGGGGCCGGTCGCCCGGTTGCGGAGGCCACGGTCAAAGATCATCCGCCCTCACCTCCATCTGCACCCCGGGCCGCTAAGACCCCGCCCGCGATCAGAAACGCGCCGCCTGCGATCAGGCCGAAGGGGAAACGGAGCAGGCCGATCCCCACTCCCATGCACACAGCGCCCGCCACCAGCAGCAGGTCCGCGCCCCAGCGCCGGAACCACCGGCCCAGCCGATCTCTCACCCTGGGGCGGTCCCGCTGCCTGCCGCCGCGCTTCATGTGTCGTCCGTCCATTGTTACATCTCCTTACGGTGTCCAACTTGGACACAAGCTCGGCCCCCTGCCGGACGCACCGCGCCAAGGCGCGTCCGGCCTTAAAAAAGGGAGAAGGGAGTCTCGGGCAATACGCCCGGCAGAAGGCCGGCTCAAAAGTGGAACTCGCCCTGCTCCAGGGCGGCGTTCAGCTTGTCTTTGGCGTTTTCTTTGATCATGGCCGTGGCCATGGCGATGATCCAGGCCACGGTGATGTCGATCCGCCCAATGCTCCTGTTCTTCATGGGCTTCTGGTTCTCGTTGCCGTCCACGGCGCACCGCACGTTGCCGAAGCACCACCGCCCCGCCGTGTTGTGGACGTGGAGCATCTGGTGGGCCCGGATCAGCCGCTCCAGCTCCTTCATGGCCGGGCTCATCCCCATCATGGTCTGGGGGATCTCCACCACCTCCAGGCCCAGGGCCATCAGCCTCTGGGTCAGGGTGCGGCTGAGAAAGGGGTCCACGCCCAGGGTCTTCAGGTCGTAGACCTCCATTGCCTCCTGGATGGCCCCCTCCACCTGGGTGTAGTCGATCATGTCCCCGTCGCACAGTGTCAGGAACCCGGCCCGCTCCCAGTCCCGGTAGGGCACATGGTCCCGCTGCTCCGCCGCCAGTACCGTGTCCCGGGGCCGCCAGGCCTGAAACAGGGCCACCCAGCTGTCCAGCCCCTCCTGGGGCGGGAACAGCAGCGCAAAGGCCGTCAGGTCCGTGGTGGTGGACAGGTCCAGCCCGCCATAGCAGGCCTTCCCCCGCAGGTGCTCCTGGATCCACACCTCCCGCTCCGCCTTGGCGGAGGGTCCAGTCTGGGTCTTGTCGTACAGGGTCAAAGGCAGCCAGCCCACCGTCTTGGTGGAGATCCACTGGTTTAAGCGCAGCCATCGGAAATTGCGCTCCATGGCCTCGCTCTGTCTGGCCGCCCGGGCGTCGTTTCGGAAGTCCCTGGGCTTCAGGGTCACGCCGTAGCTGGGGTTGCAGCGCCGCCACAGATCCTCGTCGTAGATGTCCAGCGCCGCGATCCTGTCCGGGTCGTCCCCGGTCAGCACGGAAATGCCGTACATGATCACGCACCACTGGGGGTCGTCCCCATCCAGCTCCCGCTCCGGCTCCCCTCGCCGCCAGGCCAGGATCCGCCGGCACTTCTCATGGATCTCCCACCCGATGCTCTTGCGGTCCGGGTCGTCCCCCGCAGTGGTCAGCACGATCACCGCCTGCTGCTGCCGGGCCGCGTTGGAGCCCACGGTCAGCACGTCCCACAGCCGCCGGTTGGGCTGGGCGTGGAGCTCGTCCATCAGAATGGCGGAGAAGGAGTAGCCGTGTTTCGTGTCCGCGTCGCTGGAGTAGACCTTCAGCAGCCCCCCGAACTGGGTGCGGATCTCCCGCACGCTGTCCCGGCACCACACCAGGGGGGCGCCCTCCGGCTGGCTGAGGGCCGTGTGCTCCACCATGTATTTCGCGCACTGGTAGATGATGTCCGCATTCTGCTTGTCCGCGGCGAAGATGCCCACGTTGGGCCGGCTCTCCCCGTCGCCCAGAAGGAAGTAGAGTCCCAACCCGGCGGCGTACTCGCTCTTGCCGTTCTTTTTCGGAATCTCCTCGTAGAGGAACCGCCGATAGCGCACCCACTTGCCGTCGTCGTTGCGCACCTGCACCCCGAAGAACTGCCTATCGGCCTCCTGCTCCCAGGGCAGCAGGGTGAACGGCTGGCCCGCCCACTCGTTCTGTCCGAACACCAGCAAGGACAGGAAGCCCTCCACTGCGGCCACCGCCTGGGGGCTGTACCGCACCTCCTCGCCGTCCTCCGGCGCGGGGATGGCCACGCCCTCG